CTTGCTCAGTCTTAGTCTCCCCTACTTTTTTGTGTCTTTTGACAGCTTTATCTATATTGATTTGTAAGCTATTAGATTTCATAAATAATAAATCAGATCTTTCTAAGGCTCTGACCTCACTTGGTCTAGCGGCAGTTTCTAATAATATCATACAAATTAGCTTAATCATTGGATTGTCTATGTTGTAGATAAGCTGTTGCATGACCTCAAAATTCCAGAAATCCAGGTCAATCTTTTTACGCTTTTTGTTAGCTGTAAATATATCTGTAAGGTAATTAATATCTTTAGTTACATTATAGTCTAATCTACCTTTATCTGCGGAGTAAGAAACAATATTTTTAAAATGATTGAATATCTTAGTTATTGTTTTTCCATCCAATTGTTTTTCTTTTAGATGCTCAACAAAATCAATGACATCTTTTTTATTCATTAATCTTAGATCTTTATTTTTAAAAAAAGGATTAATATGGCATTTATAAAAACTACCATAATCCTCAATGGTGCTCAGAGCTGTTTTGCCTAAGCTCATCTTATAGTTAAGGTGTGATTTTACGAAAAAATCCCTAGCCTCATTTAAGGTTATTTGTTGGCTATGAGTTTTGATAAAGCCTCTTTCCTTAAATGTATTTTCTATTTTTTGATTTAAAGCAGCCTTTGATGGTGCTTGAAGATATGCAGTCTTGCCATCTGGCTTTTTGTAAGCGAACCTTGCTATCTTTTTGCCTTTTTTATTAGTCGTATAGTGTATATTATAGTCAATCATTTTTCTCCTAACTTAGTTACATTAGATTATAACAATGTTGACATTTATTGCAACTAATCAATTGACAAAAACTAGACGAAACTATCCATAAAAAAACTATGTAAAAACTATGTAAATAAAAATAACCAACGATTTTTAGCCATTTTTTAGGCACAAAAAAATTGGCTCTTATACCTAAAATGGTATAAAAGCCTATATATTTTACTATGCCCTTGTAGCTCAGTTGGTAGAGCAATTGATTTGTAATCAAAAGATTGCCAACATTTCGCCAAGTTTTATTATGTTTTTTGTCGATGACTATGAAATAACTATCAGACATTTGTTGTTATATCTTTAACACAATGTCAACAACATAGCCACCTTTATTTAGCCCACCCTGCGCCCAGTAGCCTAAGCCACTACCGATCTACTAAACAAGTCGATCTTCCTATTCGTTATGCAAATGTTTTTACATTTATTGGTTTGCCACCAGGATTGCCTTTTCTTTGAGCTTTTCTTTTTCTAGTGACAGCACTTCTAATTTGTGATTTCGACATTCTTCTAGCTTTAGCAAGAGGAACACACTTAGGGTATTTTGATTTTCGATCTTTCTCTAATTTAGATCTACCGCACTTTGCAAAAGATCCATCTTTTTTCCTTGATCCAATATCAACCCAGTTTTGATTAAACCATTTAGTAAGTCCACCTGATCTAGCCATTATGTAGTCCTATATCCTCCGCCTCTTTTTTTATAAGTTCTAACCAACCATGCGGAAGCATAAGCACTTGGAAAAACCTTGAATTTTCGTTTAGCCTCTGATTTTACTCTTGCATATAATTTTTTATTAGTAGGTACGTTAGCCATGAGTTTTAACAACTTTAAGCTTTGCAGTTAAAGAAGCTCCTTTGTGTGCTTTAAATTTGCCTTTGTGTTTCATTAATTTTAAACCTTTGCCAGATTTCATGAAATGAAATCCTTTGGGTGCTTTGATAGATTTCATCATACTTTTTTCCTTTTCTTACCTCTGAGCTTTGCAAAATCAGCACCAGTTATTTTGTTTCTAGGCTTGGCGATCATCGCAATTTTCATTTGTTTTTTGCTGTATTTCTTATTCTTACCTTTAGGCATTTGTTGTCCTTTCTTGATGTAATTCGTCATGTTTTTTCATGCAAAGATAATGAGCATGATCTTTTGATAAAAAGCTTACGAATGAATCGTTATTAAATATTTTTTCGTTACAATATCTGCAATTACCAACTTCAATAGATATGTTGGTTTTTTTCCATAATTTTTTTTTCAATTAGCAATTCCACTTTCTTAATGCTTTATTGATCCTTGAATTAGGATCTCTTGCGGTTTTAGCTGATGTAAGTCTTTTCTTCATTCCAAGCATCCTAGCGCAAAAGCTCTTTCTACGATTGGCAGCCTTGCTACCCTTTTTTAATTTGCTTGGCTTTGTTGTTACTGGTGCTTTTAAATTTCCGCCAGTTGCTCTGTTATAACTAGCTCTACCTCTAGCGTTAAGTCCGCCAGATTTAGATTTACCTGCTTTTCTTTGCCAAACTGGTGTTGCCATTATGCTTTGACCTTTGGTTTTTGTTGTGGAATTATTAGTTCGTTGCAATCAAACTTGATGTAAATTCCATATTCATTAACATTGTTTCTTCCAAGTTCTTCTAATTTATCGATAGACTTAGCATATCCATCAAGTAAACAATCGTAACTATCTATATAAGTGTCTGTAAAAGAATAAGGACTTAGACAAGTGTTTCCAACAGACGTACACATAATAATAGATAAAATAAATTTCATTAAGTTTTTTCTAATTTTTTAATTTTTTGATTTGCTTCTTCTAAATCTTTTGTTGCGTTTTCAAGCTTTTGCAAACATCTTTTGTTTGCACTATCTTTTGATTTGTTGGAATCTTCCAACTCACTAATTTGTTGTTTAAGAATACGGACTTGATCCTTATATTCGTTTATTAAATCTAAATTATCAGACATTACTTTTTCTTAAATGTAGAAACACCTTTGATACCTAGAATTGTACTAAAAGCTCCGACTACAAGAGCCTGGTAGAACATAGGTAGGTTTGCGAACTTGTCGAAAAATATATCTATCTTTTCTTGAATGTTTGGATCATCACTAAATACAGACCAAGCTAATAAAAGCAAAGGGATCGAAATAAGTATGAGACAGAATTCGTCTTTCCAGTCTCCTTTATGACTATCAATTACAGCTTTTTTAAATTCTACTTCGCCATTAGCCATACGTTCAGCCATTTTTAATTCAGCGACAGACTCTAATTCTTTTGCTTTTCTTCTATTTGTTGCAATCTTCATTCCAGTCTTAATCATGCCTGGAACTAACTTAGCTGCTAGATTTAACCACATTATAATTTTGCACTCCTCATTTTACCTGCTAATTTTCCTGCTCTTGCAGGTGTTTGTTTAGCCCATAAACTGTCAAGCATTTGGAAACTTGCTTCGCCATAATCTTCATTGTCCAAAGCTTTCCACATATTCTTAAATTTAGATACGCCACCCTCTCCGATCTGATAGACCATGTTGATAATAACTTCTTTAGCAACATGATTTATTGATCTGTCTCCTATTAATCTTTCGGCAGCATCAACAGTTCTTTGAAAATCTTTTTCAAAAACTTCTTCACCCATTTCTTTTGGGTACTCAACACCATGCTCATAATTATCTTCTGGTGTTATTTTATGTCCGTAAAAAATTGTATCAAAACCCTCAGTACATTTATAAATTTTATTAACGTAACCCTCACAAGCTTTGACTTCATCTTTTAGTTCTTCGTACATGATTTCTCCTCTGCAAGTTTGATGTAAATTTAATTCTGGTACGCCAAACAAAAGCGTAAAGTTTTCTGCAAAAATTTTCTAATTTTAAGAGTAAAGCATCTAATATAAGCATCTTCTCCCCCTAACATTCGCAACCCTCACAGGCACATAAATCTTGTTGATCAAAGTGTATATGCAAATCTTCTACGCAATGACAATCACAATGACATGATTTACATTTCTTTTTTTTTCTTTTTGGCTTTGGAAACATTATAGAGTCCATAAAACTAGCAAATCGGTCTAGCAAGTTACAAAATTTAATAATTATTTTTTCCATTAGTCTATGCTTGAAATACTGATAATTTTTCCGTCTTTAACAACTGCATTTACTCTCATACATTTGTAATCAGCATTTGAATTTCTAATCGATATTCTGCGTTTCTTTAAACACTGAGACATTGAGTTCATCAATAAGTGTTCTTTTAATTCTGGTGGATTACCTAGATACATTATTAGAGCTATAACTATTTCCATTTTCTCTTACCTTATTTTTTAGATCTTCAACATCTGATCTAAGCCTGTCTATATCTTTCATCATTCTTGAAATATTAACGCCATTGTGCATCATCTCATCAACTCTTGTTATTGTCTTTTCAAGATCAGACGCTAGACCCTCTTGAATTAAAAATTGCTCTTGATCAATTGGCTTTTGGTCAGAAGCTTTCAAAAGATCATTAAGCATCAACTCTCTTGATGTTTCTAAGCTAGTAATTCTTTGTGTCATAGAACTGTACATTAAAACAACTGTTGCGACTAAACTTATGACCATTGCAAGATTAGCGATAGGCATAGAAATTTTGCTGTTGCTGCTTACGTCAATTCTATCTTTCATAATCAATCATCACTAATTTTATATTTAATTTTTTTTGTGCATCAGTTGGACATCTATTGATGACTTTACTGTAATGAGGTTTTGCAACTCTCTTTCTATATGTATTTGTTTTAACGTCTAACAGGGATGCTTTTCCCTTTTTATCAACCACCACCAAATCAAAAGGACATTGAGGATCTACAGCTTTTGCAACATGATAACCTTTACTTAAATAATCAATGATGACTTTATACTCACCAATTGAACCTTTGATTGATGTTGCTATTGTACTAGACTTATGACCAGACTTAGTAATGAGCTTAGACTTACCATTCCTACAGCCCATAATAATTTATAAACATTGTCCACTTTTTTATCTAAGTGAGCCAAATGATTATCCTTAATTACACTTATTTTGTTATGTATTAGCTTTATCTCCCCTTGAAGCTTTATAATTTCATTTGCATTTTTTTGTGATTGAGTTGCCATTAATAACCACCATTTTTAATTTCTTTTAATACTTCATCTTTTTCATCTTCGTCAATTAATCCCTCTTTAGACATTTGTGCAATTATTTGTCTAAAAGTTCTACCAGCTATTGTTTGATTTTGATTGTATCTAAAACCAGTTGTTAATAATTTTACTATTTTAGGGGATGTAAACATTTTTCCAAGAACGGCTGGAGCAAGAAGTATTGTTGCGGCTGCTGGTGCTCCTCCAATTGCTCCTCCTCCGCCAATAGCACCAAGTTTAGTTAAAGTCATAACAGCGCCAGATTGTTTCATTTGAATAAATATAGCTCCAGGTAAACCACCTTTTTTTTTTAATTTACCTTGTGAAAAAGCTAAAGCATTTTTTAATTTTTCTATATCTCTCAATTGTTGCGGCTCAAAAAGTTCTTTCATCATCATTTGTTTTTTTGAGAAAAAATTATCAAGTTTTGCAGCATCTAACTCTTGACCATATTGAACATTGCTCTTTTGTGAATTTCTTATCGCATCATCTAAAAACTCTCCTCTTAATGAAGTTTTTAAGTTATTTCGTACAATAGGATCTTTTATTCTGTTATTTAAAATATCAAAAGTTTTTCTTACTAAAACAGGTCTATCTCCAGCAGCAATAATAGATTTATATACAACATCAGGATCACTCTCTATAATTTTTTTGAATAATTTTGTGTTAAAAACCTCAGCGCCTTGTTTATAAAATGATTGAGCATCATCATAAGCAATTCTTACAGACTCAGGTATCTTTGCTTGATCCATTGCAGTTGTAAATTTTTTTCCGTATTCTGTAGCAAATTGTTTATTAACACTTCCAAACTGATCTGAAATATTTCTGCTTCTACTTAAAAAATCAGATCTTACAGCATTTGCTTTGCTAAAGTTAATAAAATCTGGAAGTTTTGTGATTGCAACTAAATCTTTTTCAAGAGCTGGATTAGTTCCAGGTAAACCAATTCTTTTTAATCGTAATGATGCTGCTTTTTTTATGTCTGAAATATTAACTGAATTTGGATTATCTTTTTTTAAGGCATCATCTAGCTTTAAATATTTTCTGTTTGATGATCTTTTAAAACTTGTTAAATCATCTGAAAGAGTTTTTTGATACAGATTTCCTAAATCTTCAATATCTCCAACATTTCTTAAAGTTTTTACATAATCATCTATCCCAGAAGTTGCTAATGTTTCTGCGCCCTCTCTGGCATATCTAACAGATCCACCACCAAATAATGACAGTTCAGATAAATTTTCAAGTAAATCCACTAATTGACCCTCTTGCAATAATCCAGCAGTAAGAGTACCATTTCTAGTAGCATCTCTAACTTTCTGATCATAGTCCTTTGGATTTTGAATAATTTTTTTTCTTTGTTGTTCAATAGTTTCAACGGCTTCCTCTGCTCCATCAATTAATTTTTTATTTTTACCTAAAGCTTTACCAACAACTTTGTTTATAAGAGTACCAGCTCCCTCAGCCGTTGCGCCTGTAGCAAAAGCTCTAAGCATTTCTTTTGAAACACTTTCTCTTGGATCAAAGGACTGTGATACAGCAGCGCCTCCAGCCTCACCTATTCCTGCACCAGACATTCTAGTTACGACTTGTTGTAAAGCTGGTCTTACAAAAGCAGCAGCTCTACCGATATAAACTGGTAAAGCGAATTGTGGTGCTAATATAGTACCTGCTACACCACCTGTAACTTCAACAACTAATCTTGCAAAAGCAGGAGATTTTAAATATTCTTCAACTGCTCTTGATCTTTCATTAGATTGTGGAATTTCTGTGTCATCTATTATTCCAGAAAATCCTCTATCTGAATTTTGTAATTTTTGTGCGTTTCTTTTATTGATTTCATTTTCAATTTTTTCAAGAGTAATTCCACTTTTAATAAGATTTCTTCTTTGAATCTCTTTTTCAATCATTTCTAGATTCATTTAATTACTAAACCTTTCTCTTAATGCCTCAAGCTGTTCATCCGACATACCTGCAAAAGGATCAAGTGGATCTTCAACTGCCTCACCTAAGTTCATATTAAGCAATGGCGATTCAAAATATTGTAATCCACCTTGAGATTGATATGATTTTACATCAGCATCATCAAAACCAGCAAAAGCTAATTTTTTTTGCTTTTCCATAACTTTTCTATTTTCTCTAAGAATATCTAAAAAAACACTTTCATCTGCTGTTTTTATAGATCCAGCTAGTTCGGCTTGTGATCTTGTAAGCTCATTAGGTGTAACTTGTGAACCTGATCTTTTTTTCAATCTTATATTTTCATAAGTTTGTATTAATGATCTTAATTTTAAACCTTTTTTAGATGTTAAAAAATCTGGTAAATTACCACCAAGTATTCCTATACCTGGTAAATCTTTCTCTCCTGATTGCAAAAGTTTTGAAACTTCAATTTCAACAGCTTGTAAGGCTTCGTCTGCTTCGTTTATTTTGGAGTCTGTAACTGCTTTTCTTATATTTTTAATTCTATCATCTGATGCAGATGTGATCTTGTAATCTGTTATATTGTCATTTTCATCTACAGTCGCAGTCACTCTATCTGATGTTGGAATATTCAATTCAGTTTTTTCAACATCTGTCATTTGTCTAACAGATTTTTTTGGTTTTTGTCTTGATTTCATTATAGACGAATATGCTTTTAAAGGATCTAATTTGAGTAAGGCTTTTTCTATATCTGATAGACCAGTCATATCCATATTGCTAATTTGATCAGCGACATCCTTTTGAGCTTGTTGTTTTTGAAAATAGTTTGCTGTGTTAGCTGCTCTCAAAAGTTGTGGTAATGCTGCCTGTCCTAAATTTTGCCCCATAGATCCAGCAGATAAAAGACCAGCACCAAATAAAAATTGTTCATCTTGTAATAAGTCTGATAGTATTCCTTTTCTTGCCATTATATTATTCCTTGATTTTGTAACTCCTCAAAAAATGGATTGCTTGATGTCATGCTCATAGAAAAATTTGAGAAAGCATTTGGGTCATATCCAAATTGTTGATTTGTAGGAGTTAGGTTTAAAGTTTTAGCCATACGATCTTTAGCTTGATTGTATGTGTCCATATAAGCTGAACTCACACCAAGATTAGCGTTATTTATGCTTTTAAAATATTGGTTTACTACTGAGTTTTGTGGCGTACCGCCTGATAAAGCTACTGCTGCCTCACTTGCAAACAAAGTAGATAAATTATCTCTTTCAGAGTCAGTCAAGGCGTTAGGGTTGAATGATGCGTCTAAAGGATTTGTTGCATCACCACTACCATATTTTTCTGTATATTCTCTTTGACCGAATTCGCCTCTTTCAACTGCATCTAAATCTTTTTGAATTTGTTGAATTTTGTAACCATAAGCTCCTGGACTAAAATCAGGTCTGTTTGATATATCGTTTATCTTTTTATTTAAGCTGAATGTAAGAGCTTTCTTTTGTGCGCTTGATGACAGATCAGAAATACCTTTTACAATATTAGTTAATGGACTAACTTTTTGGTAAAAATCTATAACTTTGAAAAAAGGATTTGCTTTTCTTGCTTCTATTCTTTCTCTTTCTAATCTAGCCTTTTCTGCTTTATCTCTAGCAGCTTTCGCTTTGGCTAATGAGTCTGCTCTTACTTTTTGTTGCCTAGCCACTTGTGCTGCTCTTTCTCTGTTATTTGCCGCTATTTCATTGTTTCTTCGGTTAGTAGCGTCTGTTAATGACAAACCTGCATATTTAGGAGTTCCAAATCTAGCTCTAGATTCTCCTGGTGATAATCCTACTTTTTGATTATTGTTATTTTGATTGCCACCACCATCTCTTTGATTTCCTTGTCTATCTGTTCCTGGTGATATATCTCCTCTACCTGCCCTAGCATCTCTTTCAGCACCTACAAAATAGGATGGTATTCCGAACTTAGTTAATAAACCAGAGCCACCTGCATTCTCTAACATTTCAGCTTCGTCTTTATTTATAAAAGCTAAAAATTCTCCTTTAGGTGCAGCTTTGTTAAGAGCTTTTGCAAATTCTTTAAGTCTATTCATATTATAATATTATTCCAAGAACACTTAAAACCAATAAACCCATTATGTATTTTGATGTGTTTCTGTCGATGTCAGTTTGTAAATCAAATATTATTTTTCTTATTTTTTCCATTATAATAAACCTCCAAGTAATCCACCAACTACAGCCCCTCCTATACCTGGAGCAATCATATTTCCAATCAATGCACCACCCAAACCTTGAGTTACTCTGTTTGGATTTGTGACAGTTTGCTGAACTGGAAATCCTGTAGCAATAGGATTTACTAATGATGAATATTGTTGCAAATTTCTAAAAGGTGCTAAGTTTCTTTCTCTTTGAATATTTTCAAGTTGTGCGCCTGTTTGAACTAATGATGGTGCGGATGCAGCTATTCCAAGTTGTCTGCCTCTTTCTCTTTCATAAGCATCAAAAGCTAAAGGCAATGCTTCTTGAGTTATACCAGATAATATTTGCTGTCTGTTCATAGCAGATCCAGGAGTACGACCTGCACCTGAGAACTCAGTATTAATTTGAGTTGCAATATCACCAGCCGCACTTTGTAATAAAGGCGATAAAAATGGATTAGTAAATCTACCAGATAAAGTGTCTGCAAGTTGTTGATTTGCAGCTCTACCTAATAATTCTTGAGAAGCTAATCCCTCAGTTGTTTGCCTAGTTGGCGCAACAAATCCACTTCCTTGAACACCTTGATTATATAAATTTGTAGCCTCAGAAAGTATCTGTCCTAAAGCTGGTTGTGCTGGTGCGTATGGAGTAACTTGCTGTTGTGATCCTCCTCCGCTTGATCCTCCAAATGACATTTATTATTCTCCTTTTTCTATTTGTTTTTCAAGAACCACATGAGTTCTTTTGTAATTGAATGGTTTCATTATTTTATCCCATCCAAGTCTTGCAATTAATTCCATCTGATCGCAGTCTTGCTCCTTTGCAAAATCTTCGATGACTTGTATTAAAGGTGTCCATAATCTTCTTTGACGACCAGTAACAATAAAAATGTTGCAAGATTTTTTTAATTTTCTTTTGACAATCTCAGTCACAACAACACCATAATATTTTTCTTTTGTTGTTGGTTTGTCTTTATCCCACAATATCCAAAGCTGAAACTTATCTTCTTTTATTGTTTCTTTTACAAATTCTGCGTCTGTATGATTGCCAGAGTATTGTAAAGCAGATGAAATATCTTTTTCGACTAATAGCCAAACATCATCTAAATTAGACGATGGTATTCTAACTAATTTCATTATGTTATGCTTAGATAACTTATGCCTATGTGAATACTATCTGTTGAGCTTATTGTAGCTTTCAAAGCATCTGAGCTTTCCAAAACTAAAGGTACGGATAGTATTTCGGTTGAATTGTTTGCTGTAAGTGAATTTGTTTTTAATATTGTAAATTCTGCACTAGCAGAGTTATCAGCAACATCTAAAGAAATAGTCGGTGTGTTGCCTGTATTATTTGTGACCCTGATAGATTTAATAATTATTGTTTCGTTACTTGCTGCTGTAACAATAGAAGTTTCTGCTGTTGTTGCTAATGCTGCGCCTTTAAATTTATAACTATTTGCCATCTTTTTCTTTTGGTAAATAACTTATTATATGTTGTAATTTAGAATAATTTCTTTCTTTGACTTCAATCCATTCATCAATTGATTTATTTATATTTGTATGATCAGGAATGATAACAGGATTGTTTAAAAGTATTTTAATGTTTTCGTCTGCTTCTAAGATCTTAGACTCATAATCTTTTCTCAAAGACTCTATTCTGTTACTCATTAGCTTTTTGGATTTGCAGTTTTTATATCAGCTACTCTGTTTTGTTCAAACTCAAGCCCCTTTTCAATTATATTTTCTATTTGAGTTTCAACTGAACCATACGCAGCTTTTCTATTCGCAATTACTTGAGCATTGCTTTCAGCAGTATTAGCAGCACTTTCGTATGTCGCTAATTGCTCATCAGTTGGTTTTGCAATATCTAAATTCCATTCTTTAATGTATGCACCTTGACCATTACTGTCGTCTTGCAACATTACATCAGACATAAAATCTACTGACGCTACGCCATTTGCTT